AGGACGCGTGTGGTTTTGATGTGCCGTGGTTTCTAAAACTGGCTTTGAGGAGTGTTGTTGTCATGATGTCCGATCTTCGAGCGGGTGCCCAGTTTGACCTGGAGAAGGCCGTCGCTCGGTTTGCATTGCCGGACGGTGTGCAGGATGCGGTTGTCAATCGAACGCAGCTTGGGATTGCGCTGCAGGTCAGTGAAAATACCGTCACGAAATATGTCCAGGCGGGCATGCCCGCAATCCAGGAAGGCGCCAACGGGCGCGAATGGCAGTTCCAGTTATCGGAGTGCTACGCCTGGAGGATGTGGCGCGATGAAGAGCAGCGCTTGCGAAGAGCCAAGAGCGATGAGGCGGCGCAACAGCTGTCTCTGCTTTTTCGCAACGCCGACGAAGATGACCACGGACCGGCTCTGACGGCGCGACAGATTGAGGAAGAAAGCTCGGCCGAGATTCGCCGGCTGGAAGCTGCGCGGCGACGTGGCGATCTGGTGCAGGCGGCGCGTATGCGCGCGCTGCTTGAAGATCTTCTGGTCCAGTTCAAAACGTCAATCATGACGCTGACCGACTTTGCGGAAATGGAGTTTGATCTTACCGCCGAGCAGGTGGCCAAGCTGGAAGATCGCGCGGCTCAAACGCTGCTCCAGGCCCGCGCTGAGATCGAAGCCTCTGAACTCCAGAAAAACGGGGCGATCAAGAATCTGAACCGGAGCCGCACAGCCGATGCTTGAGATCACAGATCGGAGAATCGGCCAACGTCTTGCCTACCCGGCGCTTCCGCCGCATCCGACACCGCGCGACTTACTTGCAGACGCGCTGCCAATCCTTGATCCGCCCAGCCTAACGACAGTGACCGAAGCCGCGGAACGTCATGTCCGTGTTCCGGTGCAAGGAAACTGGCAAGCCTATGATCGAAGCGTGACGCCCTACATGGTCGAGCCGCAGGACATGACGAGCTCGCGGCGTTACAGCGTCGTGGCGTTCCTCGGCCCAGCTCAATCCGGAAAAACTTTGGCGCTGCAATCGACTGCCATGCACCGCGCGACCTGTGACCCGATGCCGGTTTTGATCGTGCACATGACGAAAACCGATCGTGACAAATGGGTCGAAAGCAAATTCGATCCGATGATTCAGAACAGTCCAGCGGTGCGTGATCTTCTGGGCAAGGGGCGCGACGATTCCACATTCAGCCGAAAGCGGTTTCGTGGAATGCGGATCGAACTGGGGTACCCGACACCGACTCAACTTTCGTCGGCAACTTATGGCCTGGTTGCTTTGACCGATTACGATCACATGAAAATGGTTCTCGGCCAGAAAGACGCTCCGGAAGGCACACCAATGAGCATGGCGCGGCAGCGGGTTCGCACCTATCTCAGCCGCGGCTGTGTCATGGTCGAAAGCAGCCCAGCCTTTCCCTGGTCAGACCCGAGCTGGCATCCTGTCGACACGGCGCCGCACGCAATGCCGCCAGTCACCGGCGGCATTGTGCAGGTTTACAACGAGGGCACACGCGGGCGGTGGTATTGGCAGTGCCCGGACTGTGACGATCTGTTCGAGCCGCGCTTTGATCGCCTTTCATATGACGACCAGCGTTCGCCGCGAGAAGCAGGAGAGACCGCCGAGATGGTTTGCCCGCATTGCGGTGTCGCCATTGCGCATCGTCACAAACTCGAACTGAACCGCGCGGCACTGGCGGGAAAGGGTGGGTGGTTGCACGAAGCCGAAAATGGCACGCCCGTGCCGATCGGTGATGAGGCTGTACGCAGCACGGATATTGTCAGTTACGCACTGAACGGCGCGGTCGCGACGTTCGGTAACTGGCGAGAACTGGTTGCCAGGTACGAAATGGCCAAGGCGAAACTCGATGAACTGGACGATCCGACCGATCTAGCGCAGGTCCATTACACGGATATTGGCGTTCCTTTCCGGCCGACGACTTTTGACAAAGACGGAAGTCTGGGCGCCCAGTTTCTTAGAGACCATGCGCAGAAGACACCCCAGGGGCTGGCGCCGGACTGGTCGCGTTTTGTCACAGTAAGCGTTGATGTTCAGGCAGCACGATTTCCGGTGCAGGTGATGGCGTGGGGTGAGGATGCGCGGTCGCAGATTATCGACCGGTTCGATCTCATCACGCCGCCATCAGATGCGCCCAACGCCGCGGCCGGAGTTGATACACGAGCTTTGGATCCGGCGCGCTACGTGGAGGACTGGTCTGTTCTGTTGCCCTTAGCGCATCGGGTCTACCCTGTTGAGGCGGCGGGCTACGGTTTGGCGCCGCTCGGTTGTGTGATCGATTTTCACGGGGCGCCTGGCGTAAGCGACAATGCGGAGGCTTTTCTGCGGGCCCGGCGTCGATCCGGCGAGGGCGGTTTGTGGTTCCTTGCGAGAGGGCATGGCGGGCTCAGACTGCCGCGGCGGGTGTGGTACGAGGCGCCCGAGCGTGGCTCGCGCGGCAAAGCCGCGCGATCGATCAGGTTGCTCAACTTCGCAACCGACAGGCTCAAGGATACGATATCGGCCGCGCTGGGAAAGGCAGAGGGCGGCGTCGGTGCGCTTTATTGCGGTGCCTGGCAAGAAGATGGGCACCTCGAAGAGTTCGTTGCGGAAGATCGCGGTGACAAGGGGTGGCAGAAGCGGCCCGGCAAGACCCGAAATGAAAGCATCGATTTGTCCTGCATGGGCAGGGCGCTGGCAGAGCACAAGGGCCTGACGCGCCTTGATTGGAGCAACCCGCCGGGTTGGGCGGTGCTGGGCTCGTCCAATCTGCGGGCGGTCGAAAACACTGAGAACCGAAAGCCCGACATATCTCCGCGCGCCGCCCCGCGACGGATCAGCTTTTTGAAAAGGTAGCGCGATGGCTTACACGCAAGATCAGATTGACAGGCTAAAGGCTGCGCTGGCCAAGGGCGCGACACGCCTGAAGATGGACGGCGAAGAGGTGCAGTTTGCGTCTCTCAAGGAGATGCGGCGCCAGATCAGGGAAATGGAAAGTGAAATGGCGGGTGCTGCATGCGCAGCGCCGACGGCAACCTACCCGCGCACGTTGCGGGGCCTTTGATGGTTTCCGCTCTGGACCGTGTCCTGCTTCAGGTAAGCCCGCGGCGGGCGTTGCGGCGCCTTCGTGCCCGCGCACAGGCCAGCGCGCTCATGCATTACGATGCGGCGTCCAAGGGGCGGCGCACATACGGCTGGAGAGCACCCGGGACATCGGCGGACGCCGCATCCGGTGCAAACCGTTCTCGGCTGCGAAACCTTGCGCGCGACATGATACGCAACAGGTCTCTCGCATCGCGAGGTCAGGCGGTCGTGACAGGAAATGTGGTCGGTACTGGTATTACGCCAAGTGTCCGCGGGGTTGATCCCCAAAACTCCGCCCGCGTTATGAGGGTGATCCGTGATCACCTGATGACCCCGGCGATCGACGCTTATGGTGTTGAAGGCCTGCCCGGCCTTCAACGCCAAGTGATGAATGCCGTGTTCTGCGATGGTGAAATTCTGGTTCGACGCCGTCTGCGCAACCTGAAATTCGCGGCAGGCCTTACTTTGCCTGTTCAGGTCCAGCTGCTTGAGGTCGACTATCTGGACGAGACCATTACGAGCTACGGTCAGAACGATGTGATCGACGGCATCGAGTACGGCCCAACGGGCCAAGCTGTTGCGTACCATCTGTTTGACTTCCATCCAGGCGACACGCAACGCCACCGCCGCGGCCGATATGCGAGCACGCGGGTGCTGGCTCAGAACATTCTGCATATTCGCAGAATCGACAGGCCGGGGCAGATGCGCGGGGTGAGCTGGCTTGCGCCGGTGATGATGACGCTTGGCGAGTTGAGCGATTATCAGGAAGCGCAGATTCTGAAGCAGCGCATTGCAGCGCTGTTGGCCTTCTTTGTTGAAGCAAGTGAAGATGGCGAGGTTTACGATGGCCAGCAGCTAGAGGAGTTGCAGCCTGGCGCGGTCGTGGGGTTGAGGCCAGGCCAGAAAGTGACGGCTTCCCAGCCGCCAGAAGTTGCGAACTACCAGGATTTCATGCGTGAGGGTGTGCGCACGATCGCAACAGGCTTGGGGCTGACCTACGAAAGTTTTGGCGATTTGACCGGCGTGAATTTCAGCTCGGGCCGGATGGGCCGAATGGAGATGGACCGGTTCGTCCAGGTCTGGCAACAGCAGATCATTATCAATCAGTTCTGTCACGGGATCGCAAAGTGGACCCTGGACGCGTGGCGGCTTGTGCAGTTGTCGCGGGGGCTGCCGCCGCCGCCGGATGTCATCGAGTGGACAGCCCCGCGCAGACCGCTGATCGATCCGTCCAAGGAAATCGGCGCGGCAATCGAAGAGATCAATGCCGGACTGACCAGCCGCCAGAGAAAACAGCGCGAGATGGGTTATGACCCGGAACTGATTGCGCGTGAGCGGCAAGAGGATGCTCGGCGTGCAGTTCCTGCCACCACTGAAACTCAGAAAAAAGGAGATGGCGATGCCTGACCAATCGGTTGTTGTGGGCAGTGAGATTGTTCTGGAAGGGATCGTGCTGAATCACGAGGCATGCGCCTGGTACGAGGGTGGTGCGTTTTCGGCACGCATGGTGCGGGAGGCGTTGTCGGAAATTGGCGGCGATGTGGTCGTGCGTGTAAATTCAGCCGGCGGTGACCCGTTCGAGGGCGAGGCAATCCGCGCTGCCCTGGAATCCCATGGCGGTCGCGTCACGGTATTTGTCAACGGAGTGGCTGCCTCGGCCGCCTCGCTGATGATTATGTCGGCGGATCACATCGAAATGTCGCGCGGGTCGTTCCTGATGATTCACAATCCCAGCGCATGCATGTGCGGTACTGCTGATGAGATGCGCGCGGAAGCGCAAGTCCTCGATGAGTTGGCCGCAGGGTATGCAAGCGTCTATGCCGCCCGGTCCGGGCAGTCTGTCGAAGCTGTGCTGAAGATGATGAATGACACAACGTACATGAGCGCGGTCAGGGCGGAGGAAATCGGTTTTGCGAACGCTGTAACCGAAAATCCGGTGCGACAGGATACTGCATCGAGCGCAGTGCCGGAGATGCTTGCGGCACAGTTCCAGACGGCCATTTCCACGTTTCAGTCCGCTTCCAAGGCCCTTCGCGCGGGCGGCACGCCGTCGCCCGCCTTATCGACCGGAACCGCCGGTCTTAACCCGGCCATGTCGGCCGACACACAGGAGCAGAACATGCCCGACAATATCCCGGCGGTCGAAACGACCGTCAACACGCCGCCGGCGGCGCTGGCCACGTCAGTACCGGAAACCGGTTCGCCCGACGTTACCATGTCGACGCCGAGCGCCTCGGAGATCGAGCATCGCGCCCGCAGGCAAGAGCGCGAGCGCATTTCCGGAATTCGCCAGATCGCAGAGCCTTTCATGTCGGCGGGCAGCCTCAGCGAAGCCGACTTGGCCGGGTTGATCGACGATGGCACGCCCCTGGCGGAGGCGGGAAACCGCCTGATGACGGCAATGGCCGCCAATGAGCCTCCGATTGCCATCCCGGGCCAGCGCGTGCAGGTGATGCGGGACGAGACGGACACGCGCGTCGAGGGTCTTGTCCAGGCGCTTATGCGGGACTATTCCGGGCCAGGCGAGCAATACCGCGGGATGCGGTTGCGCGGCCTTGCAATGGAACTTGCCGGAACGCGGCGCGGCCCGGAGATGTCCGTGATCCGGCAGGGCATGTCGTCGGTGGCGATGATGGGCGGTGCCCATGGGATCAGCGACTTCGCCTACATCACGACCGAAGTCATGGGGCGTTCGCTTTTGGCGGAATACGACCGTCGCGGCGCCAACTGGAATATCATCACCGGCACGCCGCTGTCGGCCAACGATTTCCGGGAGCTGCACAGCGTGCGGTTTGGTGGGGATTTCCAGATGAAGACGGTCCTGGAGAACGGCGAGTACCAGGAAGCGACACTTGCCGACCAGGCCGAAGGTCTGAAGGTGGAGCGCCGTGGGCGCACCATTCACCTGACCTTCGAGGCTGTGGTCAACGACGACATGGGCGCGTTCAATCGCATTCCGCGTGAGTTTGCGATGGCCGCCCGGGTCATGGAGGCAAGTATTGTCTGGGGCATCATTCGTTCCAACGCGGTTCTGAAGTCGGACAACACGGCCCTTTTCCACACGAGCAGGAAGAACCTTGCAGCGGCCGGCGGCGCGATCTCGGTGACCACGGTCGGTGCGGCGCGCAAGGCGATGTGGGAGCAGACGGCGTATGGCTCCAAGGACAAGGACGATTTTCTGCAGGTGGTTCCGGATCTGCTGATCGTGCCGCCCGCGCTCGAAATGCATGCGCTTCAGTTTGCGCAGGGCACCACGCCTGCCAAAGATGGCGACGCCAATCCGTACAAAAACACCGTCGAGCCCGTGACGGTGCCCCATTTGGGTGCTGCCGCCGGCGGATCGGATACGGCCTGGTACCTGACCGCCCGCGATCTTCCGCCGGTGTCGGTGGCCTATCTGGATGGCTACGAGTCGCCGACGGTTCAGACGGTCGAGGGTATGAACCCGGACCGAGTGTCGATGAGTGCGCGACACATCTTCGGCGGTGCTGCCAGTGAATTCCGTGGCGCCTACAAAAACGCGGGCGCGTAAGACGCGTAGCTTTTGATGAAAGTTGAGCGTCGGGCCTGGCGGGCAAGTTCTGCCAGGCCCACTCTATCCCAACCTTGCAAGGAGCAGGACCAATGAAGAACTACAATTCCCCGGGCGAGGCGATCAGCGTGCCCGCGCCCTATGACCGCCTGGCCGGAGAGGGTGCGCTGACAGGCGCGATCTTCGGCGTGGCGCAGTCGGATGCCGAGGCGGGCCAAGACAGCGTTTTCGTGCGGCGCGGTGTGTTCAATCTGGCCAAGACGAGTGCGCAGGCCTGGACCGTAGGCGTCAAGATTTACTGGAACGACACGTCCAAGGAGGTGACGACCACGGCAAGCGGAAACACGCTGATCGGCGCGGCCGCGGCTGTTGCCGCCAATCCGTCGAGCACCGGTCTGGTCTTGCTCGACGGCACCATTCGGTAACTTGCCGGTGACTGAATTGTTCAACGGTATGACCGGGCTGCTGGCCGATACTTTCGGCGGCCCGGTCGTCATCGATCCGGATGGTGCGGCCACAACAATCACCGCGGTATTCCGGCTTGATCCGATAGAGATCGAGCAAGATGGCGAGCCGGTACTGATCGAGGCCGCAACGCTCAAGGTCAGGCGGCACCTGGCGGGTGATTTGGTGCGCGACACGCTTGTCGCGCCGCAGGGCGAGGCGCGGTACCGGATCAGAAACCGCCTGCGTCACGGATCGCCCGCATCTGACGGGCACATCATTTTTGAACTGTACGAGGAACCGACATGAGCAAGATCAAGATCAAGATGGTCGCGTTGATGACCCTCCCTGCGGTCGAAGGACGGAAGGCAGTGTCCGCCGGCGCGTCGTTCGAAGCGCTGAACGAACAGGAGGTACGTGATCTGGAACAGTCCGGGCGTGCCGTGAAAGAGGTTCAGGCTGCATCCGCAGGTTCGCCCGCAAAGGGCGGTTAATGCACTACCGTACATCTTTGCGGGCCGACGTGCGCGGGGCTCTAGCCGATGCGGTGGACCTGGTGTCCTACGAGGTGCTGCGCGGATGGGCGGTCGGGGTGTCTGCTGAAGATCTTCCTGTCATGTGCGTGATTACGCCCAACACATCGCACGCGATGGCAACAGGCAATGAGCAAGACAACTTTATTGATCTGATCGTTCTGGCGAAGCGTTCGGGTGATCAGGACATCGAGGACCAGCTCGACGATGACGCGGCGCTGATCGAAGTCGCGGTGATTCCTGTTCTTGCGGCAGCCTCCGACATGTTCGGGCTGGTAACCACTTCAGTCGAGGTGGACGGCGAAGGCGTGCATCGGATCGGCACACTACAAATGAGTTTTCGGGTGCTCGTGCGAACGCCCGAAGGCGATCCAAACTGAAAACCGAAAAAAGGAGATGCAGCGATGGCGCGGCACAGTGGCAAGAACGGCAAAGTGAAACTGGCGAGCGGGTTTGTTGCCGGTTTGACAAGCTGGGATATCGAAGAGACCGTTGGCGATGCCGACCTGACCGCGGCGGAAGACGTGTGGTCCGACCACGACACCACGCAGAAAAGCTGGACCGGCAACATTGCCGTCAAGCTGGATCACGGTGCGGACGGGCAGACCGTTCGGGCTGGTGATGTGCTGGCGTTCGAGGGTTACACGGAAGGCGACGGTACGGGAAAGACGTTCTACTCCGGGCAGATCACGGTCCTGACGCACGGGATCACTTCACCATTCGACGGCGAGGTGACGCGCAGCTATTCGTTCAAGGGCAAAGGCGCGCTGGCCAGCGCTGTGGTGGCGTGATGAGTGATCTTCTGAAGCGTATCGAGGCGAACTATCTTGGCGATGGCTTGCGCTCGGTCGAGGTGGTCGAGTGGGGCGAGACGATTTTTTTCCGCCCGCTGACCCTGCTGGAAAAACAGCGGACCATGAAGGGCGTGGATCCGACTGACGATGCCACGATCGGTGCGCGGATGCTGATCATGAAGGCGTTGGACAAGGATGGTCAGCCCCTTTTCCAGGACGACGCGCCAACGCAAGCCGTCCTTCAGGGAAAGGCGTCGTTTCCCGTCATCGCAAAAATTCTCGCGGCGATGCAGGAAGAAACATCGCCGAGTGCGGCAAAAAACGATTAGAGCGCGACGACATCGAGCGCACCATCATGGCGGTCGCGCTGCACCTTGGCAAGTTTCCGCATGAGGTGCGGAAGATGCCGGTAGAGGATGCGATGGGCATCCTCGCATTCATTCACCTTACGCAAAGATCGGGGCCGCACTGATGCTTGATCTCATCAAGTTCAAGATGACAGGCAGCGCGGATACCGCGCGGATGACCGCGCGGGTGAAGCAGGACCTGGGTCAGATCAAGGGTGCCCTGGCCGGTGTGGGAGACAGGGCCCGCCGTGTGGGTAAGTCGATGCGCAATATCGGCGCAGGGATGAGTGTGGGCATCACGGCGCCGATGGTCATGCTGGGCCGTCAGAGCCTGCGGCTTTATGACGAGCAGGTGAAAGCGCAGAAGGCGGTTGAGCAGGCAATTATCTCAACGGGCGGTGCGGCCAAGCTTACCGCTCCACAGCTCTTCAAAATGGCCTCTTCCCTGCAATCGGTGACCACGTTCGGGGATGAGGATATCCTGCAGAACGTGACAGCTCCGCTTCTGACTTTCACGAAGGTCAGCGACAAGGTTTTCGAGCGCGCGCAGGCGAACGTGCTGGATATGGCGACGCTGATGAAAATGGATTTGAAAAGCGCTTCGGTTCTTGTCGGGAAGGCGCTCAACGATCCCGTCAAGGGGTTGTCGGCCTTGTCGCGCACAGGGGTTCAGTTCTCGGAGGATCAGAAAGAAGTCATAAAGAGCCTCGTGCAGACCGGTGACGTGGCTGGAGCGCAAGTGGTTATTCTCGAAGAACTTGAAAAGCAATTCAAAGGGCAGGCCGCGGCGGTGGCGAGTACGGACGGAGGCAAGCTGAAACAGCTGTCAAACACCATCGGCGATGTGAAAGAGCAGTTGGGCGAGCAAATTGTCCCATTCCTGACGCCGCTGGCTGAAAAGGTGAAACAAGCGGTGGAGTGGTTTGCCGCGCTGTCGCCTGAAATCAAGAAGAACATCGTCGTCGTTGGTGGCCTTGCGGCGGCCGCCGGACCTCTGATTGCCGGGCTGGGCATCATGGCCATGGGCTTTGGCGCGATCACAACGGCTGTCACGGCGATGGGTGCCGCCTTACTGGCAAACCCGGTTCTGGCAGTTGTCGCGGCATTGGCGGCGGGTGCCTATCTGATCTACAGAAACTGGGACGGTCTTTCCGCGTGGTTTACGGGGTTGTGGGACCAGGTCAGGCAGGTCGCGGTTACGGCCTGGGATGGCATCAAGACAACGCTGACCAGCTTTACACCTGAATGGATGAAGGTGGCGTGGGGCGAGTTGTCGGGGTGGTTCGGTGCGCTGTGGGAGGGTGTCAAGGCAAGTACAGTTGCCGCGTGGGAGGTCATCCGCGGGCTGCTGTCTGGCGAGTACAGCGTTGGCCAGCTGATCCACGCGCAATGGCAGAGCCTGGGCGAGTGGTTTGCGGCGTTGGGACCGCAGGTGGTGGATGCATTCAAGGGCATTTGGGCTGACGTGAAAGCCGAAGTCAGCACCTGGCCGGACAAGATGATCCAGGTTGGCAAGGATACGGTTGCCGGGCTCTGGCAGGGCATCAAGAGCGCGGAAGCGCCGGCGCGGCAAGCCGGCGGCGCGCTTGCGGACTGGGTTACGAGCGGAACAAAAGATGGACTGAAATCGAAATCGCCGTCGCGTGTGTTCATGGGTATCGGGAAAGATATCGTCGATGGCCTTGGTATTGGGATGCAGAACAACGCCGGCGCCGCAGAGCAGGGAATTACGGACGTGGTCAAGGCGACAACGGCCGCCGCCAAAACCGCCAGCCCGACGCAACAGTCGTTCACGCAGATGTTCACGAGTATTGTGACGGGCGCGACCCGTGCCAAGGACGCAGTGGCAACGTTTTTCCAGTCGCTTGCGACGCGCGCCGCGGGTCGTGCGGCTGATCTGATCTGGACAAGTCTAGGTCTTGAGAACCTCTTTTCGTCATTCCTGGGCCCCGTTGCCGGTTCCTCGGCTGGAGCTGGTGGCGGCATCACCGCCTTTGCAAGTGGTGGAATTGTCTCCGCGCCAACCGTGTTTCCAATGACGCGGGGCGCCGGTCTCATGGGGGAGGCCGGACCCGAGGCGATCATGCCGTTGAGCCGTGTGGGCGGAGTTCTTGGCGTCAGCGCCCAAGCGGCGGCGCCGCAGGTAAATTTGGAGATCAATGTGCAAAATATGGCTCCGGACGCTGATGTCCAGGTGAGGAACGGTCCGGGTGGCCGTATCGATATCGAGATCACAAAGGCGCTGGATAACAGTATCCGTAGCGGGCGCCACCACAAGGCTATGGCGGATGTCTATGGCATCCGGCCGCGATCGCGCGGCGCTTGATAAATGCCGCAATATCCCGCCAGCCTGCCGCCGCTCGATCAATTCAGTTTCTTGGAGCTGAGCGCACAGAACGCGATCATCCGTACCCCGATGTCGGCGGGTCCGGCCAAGCAGCGGCCGCGGTTTACCTCGGCCCCTCGCACCTTGAAAGCTGGCGCGAATGGTCTGACAGGCGCGCAGGTAGAATCGTTCCAGGCTTTCTTTGAGGGCGATCTGGCAATGGGGGCCATTTCATTCGAGATGGTATCGCCAATCACGT